ATGCTTCTTTTTTCATTATTTAAACGTGTTTCATAAACATAATTTGCAATTCCTGTTCTAGTATCAGAAGTAGAAGGAGTTACATAGGATCCTGTTTCTCCATCTATACTATTCCAGTATGTTACTTTAAAATCAGATTGAACAACTTTACCTTCTGGTAAAATTACATGTCCTCTACTATCTTTAATTTCTTTTGTTTCATAATGATGAGTTTCGGATAGTCCTCCTTCAGAACCATATTTATTAAGTGCAAACTCATATAATTCCTGATCATCTAAAGGCCAATCATTTCTCATATGAATTATATTGGCAGTTGTTAAAACAACCCAATCCAATTCATCACTACCATAGTAGTCTTCTGCTACATTTTCTGGACGAAATCCTATAGGTATTTCATACTTATCAAACATAGTGAAAACATTTTGTAAATCATCTCTTAGTTTTACTCTACGAAATAAATTTTTTACTTCAACATAATCCAAAGAAGAATTTTTGGATTTTAAGAATGATTGATATAATATGTTTGGTAATTCTTTAAAGTATGCCATTAGTATCCTACCGTATTGTCTCTATCAGAACCACTATCATCAAGATAATCAATATCATAGATTGGTTCAAGTTCTTTAAAGGTTAAATCCATAATCATAGAAATTGGTTCTTTATTTTCATATGTTGCATATACTCCTTCAGCAGTATAATTAACTGCTATATCAGTTAAGAAGCATTGCTTAAATTTATGAAGGAATGGATGATTTTTTCTTCCAGATTTATACCTTAGTTCAAATACACTAGGTGTATCTAAGAATAATGCAGTACCTTGATTTGATGTAGAGGTTACTTTTGGTGCCATATTCATTTTAAAGGTTCTTACAATTAGTCTTATTTGTTCTGCTTCATCTTTACTTCTTGGCATCATTTTAAATGAGAACCTAAAGTTTCTTAGAGTAGGACCGTTGAATAACAACTCCATATTTGGATTGAATATTTGTCCACTTTCTCTTGCTAATAGTTGATTAACTGTTACGTTACCCCCAAATGTATTAACAACACTTGCTGCTAATTTTTTAGTAATAAAGTTCCTAGCTAGCTCACCAGTTATACCAGTACCTTCTAGTGCCTTTGTTATTGAGCTTTGTGCTGCATCTCTTGCATTTGATAAACGACTGATACCTTTTTTCTGATCCTCAGCAGGAACTTTTTTACCAAGTGCATCACCTACACCTGTCATAAATCCTTCAGCACCACCCACTGTAGCACCTACTATAGTATTCATTTTAGAATCACCATAAGATGTTGAGTTACCATCTTGGATATTTGCTGGTATTTGTAATAGAATAGTTCCTTTATTAACTAGTGAATGATTAGATAAACCACCAGGAACATTTGATTTGCGTTTAGCTCTTCTACTACCAGGTGCACCTACATAAAATTCATTATTTTTTATTGGTACATATTTTCCAATATCAATTTGTAGATAATCTGTGGAATCCGTCATTGCTTCTAACGGATATCTTAATATACCACCTCTTGCCCATATTGGTTTTTTAGTATTAAATGTTAATGAAGCAGTGGGAGTGGCACTAGTTTTAGTTTTAGAATTAGTATCACTTTTAAAATTGTCATCTGTTGAACCAGACTCTACAAGATCACCTTTAAGTACTTTTATTGCATATTCTCTAGATCTTCCAGTTTCATCCATAAAAGCTTGTATATCAGCTTCGGATATTTCGCTTCTATCTTTAATTACTGTAGTATCGTTTATATTACCACTCCAATCATCTGGTATCCATCCAAAAACATCCCATTTTTGATTTTTATATCCTTCTCTAGAATCCCATCCTTTACTATCTCTATTGGCAAAACCCATTTATCGACCTATTTCGTTAATTATTAGTTATTTAGACGTATTTTTCCATAAGGTATTCCTCTTAAGGATTCTATCTCATTTGAAGACACAATATGTAAGTTTCCAATCATTTCTTGCCATGTATATTGTCTAACATTTCCCCAATGAAAATTCAATCCTTTGAAACCCCAATTAAAAACATCTGTGACTGCAACCAATGGAAATTCATCATATCTAATACCAGGTGTTTTTGGTTGATATACAAAAGTATAATAGTTTCCTGCCTCAGGAGCTCCTTCTGCTTCGGGTAGTGCTTCTAGTATTTCTAACATTAAATCATCAGGACTTTCAACTCCAATTAAGTTATCTGATATTTCTGCGATTCTATCCATTACTTAATACCTAGTTCGTTTTCTGTTAATACCTTAAATTCTACCATTCTGTCTTTACAATATTCTGTTGCTGCTTCCCATTTTGCTTGATTCTTTGCATACTCACATACTTCACGAATATATGATTTAGTTTTTATTTTTTGTACTTTAGGTTCTATACATTGTTTCTTTGGTTTTATTTCAATTACATATTTTTTAACTTGCCCATTATTTTCTCGTACCTTAATATAGAAGTCTGGAAAGTATCTATGGTATCTATTATCTATTGGTGACTTGTAAGGAATAAAGAATTCTTCACTTCCCCATTCTAAAATATTTTTATTACTATCACAATATTTCATGAACTTTAGTTCCCATAAAGAACGATATATTATGTTGGTATAATCTCCTTTATACTTCTTAGGAACGCTTGGTCTGAATTTTCCTTTATAAGCCATCTAAATAGAAATAATATAAGACTCGTAAGGTATTTAGAGTGGCAAAGGGTATAGTACAAAGAATCACGATGGATGATGTCAAGGAGAAACTTGGCAAACTGTCGTTGACGAATCAGTATCAAGTTAATTTTTCATCTTTGAATAAAACTATAACTGATTATCTTAAAAGAAATGGGATTGATAATGCTAAAAATTTCTTATCTAGAAATTTGGGTTTATTGTGTTCGGAAGCATCATTACCTGCAAGTGCATTTGCAACGGGAGAAGTAAAGGATAATTTTATGGGTATTCCTCAAGAGTTTGCTCATACTCGTTTATATACTGATATTGATTTTACTTTTTATGTTGATGAGGATTATACATCTTTAAGTATTTTTGAAGGATGGATGGATTATATTTCTAGTGGTGCAAGCGTAGATCCAAAAACTAAGAATTTTTATAGAAGATTTAGATATCCAGATAATTATAAAGTTGATACAATGACTATTACTAAGTTTGAAAAGAATATTAAAAGAACTTTGATGTATGAATTTAAGAATGCTTTTCCTAAATCAATTACATCTTTACCTGTTACTTATGGAACAGCAGATCTTTTAAAAGTAACAGTTAACTTTAACTATGATAGATATATTGTAGCAAGAAGTGGTGGTGCACATAGTCTAATGCCAATAATGCCACTTCCAACAATTAGATAGAATTACCCCTATAAATAAATTTACTGAAGTGTGAAAACATTATGCCATTACCAAAGATTAATACTCCAACTTATGAGTTGACATTACCTTCTACAGGAAAAAAGATTAAGTATCGTCCATTTCTTGTTAGAGAAGAAAAAATTCTCATTATGGCGTTGGAGACTGAAGATACTGAACAGATAACAAATGCTGTTGTTGATATAATAAGTGGATGTATCCTTACAAAAGGAGTTGATGTTACTAAACTTGCTACTTTTGATATTGAATACTTATTCTTAAATGTTCGTTCAAAGTCAGTTGGTGAAAGTGTTGAGGTTAATGTAATTTGTCCTGATGATAATAAAACATCAGTACAAGTTGAAATTGATATTGATTCTATTAAAATCCAAAAAACTAAAGGACATAAAAATATTATTAAACTTGATGATCAATACTCTATGAAACTTAAGTATCCATCACTTAATGAATTTATTGATACTAATTTTGAATCTAGTGAGGAAAGTGATGTAAATAAATCATTGAATATGATTACTAATTGTATTGAGATGATTTATGATAAAGAGGAGAGTTGGGATGCTTCTGATTCAACTAAGCAAGAGTTAGAAGAATTTATAGAACAATTAAATAGTAAACAATTTAAAACTATTGAAAACTTCTTTGAGACAATGCCTAAACTTTCTCATAAAATTAAGGTAACAAATCCAACGACTGAGGTGGAATCTGAAGTAGTGTTGGAGGGGTTGGCAAGTTTTTTCACCTAAGTATGGCTCATACCAATCTTGAGTCATACTATAAAGTAAACTTTGCCTTGGTTCAACATCATAAATACTCTTTAACAGAGATTGAAAATATGATTCCTTGGGAGAAGGAAGTTTATGTAACGTTATTAAGACAGTATATAGAAGAAGAAAATTTAAAGCAAGAACAAAGTGGCACTAATTAATAGTCTAACAACTAGACCAAAATTAAATATAAGTAATATCAAATCTCCTTTTGGTAGTAGTGCCACTATACCAAAAATTTCTGCTGGACCAATTGCAAAGGCATTAGGAGGAGGGATATCTAAACCTAAAACGAGTCCACTTAATATTAATACTTTCCAAATTAAGACAAATATAAAAAATATAGATGAGCGAATAGCAATGCAAAAACGCATTGATATGTTATCTGGAGCCGTATTCAATATAAATCAACAGTTATCAGAAGTTAATGCGATAATAGGAGATATTGGTAATGCTTTAGCAATGGATTTTGCAAATAGAATTACAGAACAAAAGCAAGATAATAAAGCATTAAGGGCACAGGCAAGTGCAGAGAAAACAAGTCTTGCTGAAGGTGCATTAGAAAGTACAAAAAAAATTGGAAAGGGTATAGGATCTGGAATAACTGGTGTTGCTTCTTCGGTTGGAAAGACATTAGGGTTGAGTAATATATTAAATGCTGCTAAACTTCTTGCTGCTGGTGTTGCAATTAATGCATTATGGCCTAGTTTAAAGAAGATATTTGATTGGTCGATGAATAATCTTGATAAGATATTGTTAGTTGGTGGAGCAATTCTTGCTCTTAATGTTGTTAGTGGAATTGCAGGTTTGCTTAAAATTGGATCTTTATTTTTAAGTCCCTGGTTCTGGGCTGCAATGGGGATATTAGCAACATTATATGCTGGATATAAAATAGGAAAACCTATTTTTGATGCAAGATCTGAAGCTGATCAAATAAAGAGAGATGCATTAATTGAAGGAGGGATGGATCCAGGAAAAGCAGAACAATTAACACAAGGAACTAGAATTCCTGATGCTGGCGGTTCTGGTATTACGAAATGATCCTTTGAAGTTTAATAGAGGTGGAATAGTTCCTGGTTCAGGTAATACTGATACTGTTCCTGCATTATTAACACCTGGTGAAGTTGTTATTCCTAAAGAATTAGCAGGAAGATTTACACAATCTAAGGTAAATTTACTTGAGATGGATTTACCTACTATTAAGAAAGAACCAACTTTGAATCAAGTAAACCCACCATTACCAGAAACAACTGAAGTTGAATATATTTCCTCAATTAATCCTTTGAATTCTTATATGACTACAACTCCAGAATTGCATGGAATTTGTGCGTAAGATTATGACAGCACTAAAAGAAGCAAAAAAACTTAAAATAACAGTAACCAATCTTAGAAGTGTTCTTATAAAAAAAACTAAGAGATTGGCTAATTTAAAAAAGATAAATTCAAGAGATAAGAATAATTTATTTTCAACTCAGAGAAGAAGAAATAGAGAAAAGAGATTAGAATCTCCTTTAAAATCAATTACTAAGAAAATAGTATCACCAATAAAGAAAATAGCACCTAAATTAAATATTGGAAAAGTTGTGGGTTTACTTTTTGCAGGAGTTGCAGTAAATGCGATTATGAAAAATCTTGATAAAATAACAGGAGCTGCTACTAATTTAAAAGAAAAAGCAGATTCATGGTGGGGTAATAATAAAAGTAAGTTAAATAAGATGGAAAAAGATTTAGATAATATTGATACTAATAAATTACAAAACATGTCTGATAAATTCTTTAATGATACAAAATTATTAGGTGAAGAATATTCAAAATTTCAAAATGAAAAATCAAAAATTAAACAAGGTAATTCAGAAGAGAATAAAAAACGTTTAGAAAAAGCATTTGAAATGGGTGTTTTAACTCCTGGTGGAATTAGTAAGAAAGAGAAAGAAAAGGGAAGAAAAATTTTTAAAACAGATATGATTGTTCCAGAAAATGAAGATGTTAGTAGTGGATTAATGGATAGTAAGTTGTTTGCACAACGTGATACTACTCTTGTTTTGTTGAATCAACCAATAGAGGTATAAGATAAATGGCAGGAAGTGCAGCAAGAGCATCAATATATGAAAAGATGTTCATTCAAAAAGAACCTGGTAGAGGTGCAGATATAAAAGGAAAAACTACAAGTTTTGATTACTATGAAAGTGTATATTCTCCTGAAGTATCTGGTACTCTGACATTTTTTGATGCTGGTTCATCTATTGCTGCACCAAAAGAACAAGATAAGCAGCAAAGAAGAGGAAGTATTAAATCTTCATTACCTCTTACTGGATATGAAAAATTAATTGTAAAAATAGCATCTAAATCTGGTACTTTAGATTTGACAAAAAATCCACTTATAGTAAATGGTGTACCAACTGTTGCACAAGAAGCAAATCGACAAACTGTTTTTCTTCCACTTAAATCTGGTTCTACATATGAAAATTTAGATATTAAAAATGATTGTAAGAAGTACGAAGGTCCTACAATTAGTGCTACTGTTAGAGCAATTTTAAAAGATTTAAATATATCAGAATCGAGAGCAGATATAGAGGATACTCAGAATAATTATAAATTTATTTCTGCTGCAACTGGTGGATTAGATTTAATAAATGATTTATGTAGAAGATCTATTCCTACCAATGGTGGAGATCCTGGATTTTTCTTTTATGAAACACAGGATGGTGTTAACTTTAAATCTATTGATACTTTAATATCTCAAGATGAAGTTGAAACTTATACTTATAATGGTGCTTTAAAAGCAAATATTGATAATGATGAAAATGATTTTAGAATTGTATTACCACCAAATGTTATTAAGGATCAAGATATTGAAGATGCATTAAAGTGGACTAATTCTCGTAATGTATTTTTTAATCCACATACTCTTGAAGTAGAAGATAGTATATATTCTATTAAAACAAATCCACCCAAACAAACTTTAGGTAAAAGAGTTCCTTACACTAATAAATTAAAACCTAAATCATATAGTACAACTAACTATCATGTTTTAGATATTGGTAGTTTAAATCCTACTGATATTAATCCAAATAATGATCCAAGAGCATGGCAAGCAAAGTCTCCTATGAGATATAATCTTCTTCATTCTCAGTTAATGGAAATACAAGTCCCATGTAATTTAAAATTAAGAGCAGGAAATGTAATTAGATGTGAAATTGAAAGGCAAGGTGATTTAAATGAATTAGGTGCATTGGATGAACAGCAAAGTGGTAAATACTTAATATTACATTTGTGTCATCATTTTGATACTAATAGATCATATACTTCTATGACTCTTGCTCGTGATACTTACGGACTATACGTTAATAACAAATAGATATGGCATTAAAGAAGACATTTTTTGGTAAAGATATATCTTTTTGGATTGGAAAGATAGTAAATTTTGATGCTCAGAAGGCTCAACTTTCTGGTGCAGGTGGAGAAGAATATTGGGGATGGAGATATAAGGTTCGTATTATAGGAGAATATTCTGAGAATGATGATGTTCCAGATGTAGATGTTCATACTGCAGTTGCATTAATTCCAACAACTGGTGGAACAGGTGCTGCAGGTAGATTTGCAACTATAAGATTATCTCCTGGTGATATGGTTCTTGGTGCTTTTTTAGCACCCAATAAAGGGTTTCCAGTTATTTTATCTGCTTTTGGTAGAAATCAAAAGATAAGTGAAATTGAGGGTAAATTTGCCATAGAGAGTGGATTTGATGCAACTATAGATCCAACTGGTATAACAGGTACACAAGAATTTAGTGGTAATGGTCAAGTAGATACTCCTACATTGGGAGGCCCATCTAAAGGACCTGGCAATGACGAAAGAAAATCTCCAGATGATAGTTTAGAACAACAAGGTATAAGTACTGAGAAGGAACCAGTTGATGGTGCAATACCAGAACCAAAAACACCATTGACAAAAGTAGGTGAAGAATTTGTTAATAGTGATACTCCTTCAAGAACTATAAATGATATACGAAGATTGTCTGCTGAGAAGAGAAGGAAAGCAGAAGAAAAGGATTATTATACTGATAAGAATGGTATTACAAGAGTAAGACCAGATTCGCCTATAATGGAAGAATTAAAGGCAGAACGTAATATTAATAAATCAAGATTTGTCTATAGTAAAGTTGATAGAGATTTAAATATAAGTAATTCAAAGGAGGTTGCATTAGGAACTTCTGATGGTGCTGATGAATCTGAAGTAAAAGAAGTTCAATATAAGATTGGAAGAGAATGTCAAAGATATGATAACCAAGAATATAATGCAGATAAAGGTAAATGGGAAGATCCCTTTGATGAAGCTGCATGGGAAGATGCAATGAATGCAACTCAAGAAGAACTTGATGAAGCATTTACTATGTATTAATACCTCTAATAAATAAAGTACGGATAGAAATAACATGGCTACTAAAACTGCTAACAAAATAGAATATTATGAAAAGAAACTTGCAGATGCAGAAAAGAGATTGGAGCAGTATAAAATAGATGGTGATACAAATAAAATAGACGGAGTTAATAGGTGGATTAGTTTTTATAAGAAGGTTATTAGGCTTCTTAAAAGTAAACAAGATATTACTGTAAACGAAGAGAATCAAAATATAGTTATAAATTCAAGTTCAACTGTTGTGGGTCTTACAACAACAAAAACAATAGTTAAGAGTGTATCGCCATATATTACTGAAGAGATTATTGTTCCACTTGAGCAGCAGATTACTAATAATCCAACTAATCTATCAGCATTTCAAACTGAAGCATATACTAATCTTATAAAAATTAATCCTAAGGGGTGGGAATCTCAGATTGAAAATCTGAACACTAATTATCCTGATCTTTTTACAGATGTAAAACCATATACTGCTATAGATATAAATGATTTTGATAGTGAGAAGTTAGATTTATATTTTAATAATAAAAGCTTTTTTGAACAGGCAATTGGAGAATCTGAGGAAGAAACTGAT